AGATCGAACTGACTCTCAAGAAGCTGATGGCGTTGGTTTACGCCACGGAAGAGCAGTTGGCCGACTCGCTCCAGTTGCAAGCGTTCATCAATGAGGCGGTTCCCTCGGAACTGGCGTTCCTGATGGACGAGTCCATCCTGTCCGGCCTTGGCGCTGGCCAGCCGCTCGGCATTCTCACCATGGGTGCGGGCACTGGCTTCGTGTCGCAGGCTGCGGAATCCGGTCAGACTGCTACGACTGTTAACGCTAGCAATGTCGCCAAAATGCTGGGCCGTATCCTGGCGTCGTCGGCTGCGAATGCGGAATGGTTCATCAACCAAGACGTGTTCAGCCAGCTCCCGTTGATGTCGATCGCTAACCAGCCGATCTTCACTCCTCCGGGCGGGTTCTCGGCGTCGCCTTACGGGACGCTTTTGGGCAAGCCGATCAACGTGATCGAACAGGCCAGCACGCTTGGCACAGTCGGTGATATCGGGCTTCTGGACCTGTCGCAATACGCGCTGGCCACGAAGGGCGGTGTCAATTCGGCGGCCTCCATGCACGTCCGGTTCCTCTATGACGAGCAGGTGTTCAAATTCACCATGCGCGTCGACGGCCAGCCGATGCACAACAGCGTGCTGACCCCGTTCAAGGGCAGCAACACCCAGAGCCCGTTTGTGTTCCTGGCTGCGCGATAACCCAAACAATCGGGGCGGCGAGGGTCGCCCCATCATGGAGACAATATGAGCTGTAACACCTTTGTTGAAGAATACAAGCTGGTTCAATTGCTACAGCCAGCCACTGATGCTGCTGGGCGCACCAGCGCCTATGTTTCGCTGAAATTTGCCAGCTTTGCTACGATCATCGTAAGCATCGCCCAAGGCAACGCCGCAACCGTCGCGATCACGATTGAGCAGGCGTCGGCTGTTGCCGGCACTGGGTCGAAAGTCATCACGAACACAGTGCCGATCTGGTCCAACCTCGACACTGCGGCCACGGACACTCTCGTCCGCCGGACCGCTGGCGTTGCGCTGACGACCGACGCTGGCGTCAAAAACAAGCAGGTTTGCTTCCAGATCGACCCTGCCGACCTGGACATCGCAAACGGCTTTGATTGCATTTGCATCAAGACCGGTGCTTCTCACGTGGCCAACGTCACGGCGGCCGTGATCGTTCTGAACGATCGCTATAAACAGGCGACGCCTCCTTCCTCCATCCTGGACTAACCACTAACTAGGGGCCGCCCTCGGGCCCCTTTCTAACCATATGCGCCTCACCAAAAAAACACTCATGACCGCGTCGACGCTTACGCTTGTTTCTGCGGCTGAAATTGAGGCGCAATGCAACGCTGTCGGCATCGGGACAACCGACTTCGCTCCGTTTGTTAGCACCGCAACCGAGCACGTGGCGACGATCTGCGAGCGTGCGATGTTGACGCAAACATGGAAAGGGTATCTCGACCGATTCCCTGGAGATTACGAGATCGAATTACCGCTTGGGCAACTTCAATCGGTGACCTCGATCACCTACTACGACACTAACGGCAATTCGGCAGTGTACGCGGCGAGCAACTACGGCGTGGACATCGCCAGCGAGCCGGGCCGGATCGTGCTGGAATATCAGAAGCTGTGGCCTACGACCACGCTTCGCAATACCAACCCCATCGAGATCGTGTTTGTTGCCGGTTGGACCTCCGTCGCGCTTGTGCCGGCGGCGATCAAGCACGCCATCCGGTTGCTGGCCGCACATTATTATGAGCATCGCGAAGAGGTTGTCTTGGGCAACTCTGCGGCGGTGCAATCGGCGTTGCTGTCGGCTGGCGCCGGTGACCTTCTGCGGAACTGGAGAATGTTTTAATGCGGGCCGGGCAACTTCGGCACGTTGTCGATTTCCAATCTGTCGTCGAAAGCATCGGGCGGTCTGGTGACGTTCAACCGGATTGGGATGAAACTACACCGTTCGCGACCGTAAGCGCTTCTATTGAGCCGCTACGGGCCTCTGAGCTAATCCAGGCGGGCGGGGTAGGGTATCAGGCTACCCATCGGGTTCGGACGCGCTGGTTCGATGGACTTCTGCCGAACATGCGGATTAGGCACGGCGTGCGGTATTTCGGCATTGCCGCGATCCGGAACATGGACGAGCGCAACCGGGAATATGAGCTGATCGTGATGGAAGGCCAGGGGCAAGGACGATGACGATACAGGAATCCATCGGCGCATTCCTGCGCGAAGACTGTCCGTTGATCGCCGCTGAAGCCGGGGCCAGGATCTATTGGACGCGTCCGCCAGAGCAGCCGACGTTTCCGTTTATCGTCTTTCGGTCTGCCGGCGAGCGTGACATGGCGCGGGGGATCGACCAGCGCAGCCATTTGATTCTGATGCAGATCGAGCTGGCGTGTTTTTCGCGGATTTCTCAGTCTGCCGCGGTGGCTACGGCTTCGGCGGTGGAGGATTCGCTAGTTGACTGGACCGGGCGCACGCCGACGACTGACGGCGAATGGACCGTACAGCGGATACAGAAGACGAACCAGGAAGATATTGCCTCTGACGCATATATCGAAGCCGGTGTCTACGGCGTGTCGCAATCCTACGAAGTGATTGCGCGACCATACACGGTCTAAACAATTTAGGGAGCAATTGAAAGATAGCTTCCTGGTGGCGTCAACCAGACGTTCCCGAAACACCAAAAATCACTGCCGAGAGGCAGAAGGAGCGGTCTATGGCTTATGATGCCTCTTCCACAGCCGGTAGTGAACTAAAGTACACTGTATCGACTGTTTTAACACTTGTTCGCGGAATCCAGGGACTTTCGTTTTCTGGAGGCGAAAAGAACGACATTGAAGTCACCGGAATTGACGACGAAGATCAGGTGTTTATCCCTGGCCGTCGCTCGGCTCAGGAGCTGTCATTTCAGATCGCCTATTCGCCTTCTGACACCGTACACGCGGCGATGCGGACGGCCTACGAGGCGAATGCGGTCACCGGCGTAGCCATGACCATCGTCAGCACCGACACCGGCGCTGCTTCCCGAGCGTTCAGCGGTTACGTGAAGCAGTTCACTGAAACCTTCGATCGCGACGGATTCCTAGCCGCTGACGTTGTCATCAAACTGACGACCCCGATCACCCTCACCCCGTAACCCAAGCCGGGGCGGTTCGCCGCCCCGTTTCTTTCATCATCATGCTTCCCTATCCAGAATCTATTGACCTCCCGTTTCGCGGGAAAACCTTGCGCACGCGCCTAACCCATAAGGCTGTGATGAAGGCAGAAAACGACCTCGGCTTGAACATCCTGTACTTCCAGGAGCCGATGTTACTCCGGAAGCCGGTCGCGTTCCAGCTTGCCGCGTGGCTATACGTTCTTACGTCCCACAAGCTCTCTGGCGTGACTCTCGACGAGTGCATAGACGCTAGCATGGGAGACGACCGCGAAGCGTACATGGGCATGTTCGCCAAGTTTATCGAGCAACTCCAGCCGGTGCTGATGGACCTAAACGGCCACCAGGAGGCGACCGAGAAACCGGCCCCTTTAGCCGAGTCCAGTGGTGGCGAGAGCGATGGGCCACCGCTCGAATCTACCTCCGCATAAGCAGTGCTGAGTTCTGGGCGCTGACACCATCCGAATACGCGGATCTCTGCATCGTTTACATGCGCAAGAACAGGAGCCCGGACGATGGCAAGAGCAAGAAACCTAACAGGCGGTAGCGCTTCTAATAAGAAATGGGGCGTCCAAATAGCTGGCCTCAAAGATGCTCAGTTATCGTTCAAAGCGCTAGAGCAGGCCATCGGGCTAAACACTACTAAGGCCGACGTCCAGGGCATACGCCAGCAGCTAACGATGGAACTTGGCAACCTAGCCGACTATCTGCGCGACAAGATACGCGGATACATCGCTTCCACCGGCGCTCCAAAGCGGTTGTCTGCTGCGGCGTTCTCCTACAAGGACATCTCAAAGGAGCCGCAGGGATGGAGAGGCGTAAAAACTAGGCGATATAGGGGCGTCCTTGTTGGCGTGCGTAAAGGCGCTCCGCCACGGCGGGATGACCGGCTCTATGTCGAATGGGGCGGGTCGGGGAAAACAATTGGGATGTCGCTAGCAA